GCAAACGCCAAGACTTACAAGGAGTCTGCCGCAGAGAGCGCCGCGACCGCACAGCAGTACAGCGGCAAGCCGCCTAAGCCGGAGAACGGTACCTGGTGGATCTGGGACGCTGAGAAGGGCGCCTATGTGAACACCAACATCAGTTGCGAGCTGACCGGCCCGACCGGCAACGGTATCCAGAGCATTCAGTTAACGCAGGGCAATCATACGCCCGGCTCGACTGATATTTACACCGTTACGATGACAGACGGAAGCAAGTACAACATCGCCGTCTACAACGGTCTGAACGGAACGGGTACGGGCGATGTGCTCGGCATCCATTTCGATCTGGTGCTGCCGGCCTCCGGATGGTCGAACGGTTCCATCACTGTGGCGGAGAGCCGCCTTGTGGCCGCTGCCAAGTACAAATACCTCATTGATGCATATGAAGCCAGCCGTGAAGAATACCTCGAATGCAATGTGCGTCCGAAAGACATCTCCACGACCGGCTTCATCACATTTGTGAACGATACCGACCCGATCAAAGACATCACGGTGAACATCGTGCGTCTTGAACTGTCGGTCAATGCCGAAGAAGGAGGCGAATGATTTGAAAATCGCAATCAAAAGCTGCTTCACCACGCTGGTGGAGGACACTACACTGATCCAGAACGCAGCGACGCCTTATCCGGTCGAATTCGTCTTCAGCAAGGATTGGGACGGGTTCGCAAAGACTGCGCTCTTTGAGGCAGGCGGTGTCAGCATGGCTGTGGTGCTGAGCGAGGACAAGTGCGACATTCCGGGCGAATGCCTGAAGAAAGGCGGTATCCCGTTGAAGATTGCCGTTTATGGCGTCAAGAGCGAGGAACGGAAGTCGACGGGCTGGCATGTGACCAGCAAGATCCTCTTCCCGGCCAATATCAGCGTTGGCACAGGCGGCTCCGGAGACCCGATGGGCGATGAAGCCTACAAGCAGATCATGGGAATCATCGGTGACCCATCGACGGCGGGTTTTGGCAACAAGACGCTGACCGAGGTGATCGTTGAGATTCAGAGGAGCATTTCCGGAACGGCCTCGGATAAAGAGGTGGACGATATGCTGAACGACGCCTTTGCCTCGAACGACCCTGGCGGAAGCACATCCGACAACACCGCTTCCGACAAAGAAGTGGACGACCTACTCAATGATGTTTTCGGCGAACAGCCGTGAACAAATATATTTAAGGGGGACATGCAATATGTCTACTACCAAGCACACTACTATTGAACAGCTCAAGAAACTGGCGCTGCGCACAAAGAGCGAGATCGGCCTTGTCGACGCTAAGGTTACCGGCCTGACCACTAAGGTCAATGACCTGGTGACTGCCGGCGGCGAGCCTAACAAGCTGGAAGGCATCAAGATCAACGGCACTCTGCTGGCCCTGACCGATAAGATCGCCGACATCCTCATCGCTGAGGGCAAGACCAACGGCACCATCTCCGCCAACGGCGTTGATATTCCCGTTCACGGTCTGGCGGCTCTGGCCTACAAGTCCGAGGTTGCTGAAAGCGATCTGGCTGCCGCTCTGAAGGCCATCATCGACGCCAAGGCGAAGCAGGCTGACCTGGATACCCTGACCGGCGAAGGCGAAGGCTCCATCAGCAAGATGATCGACGCGGCTATCAACAAGTTCGCCACCGATGTGACCGACGACAATGTGGTCAACAGCTACAAGGAGCTGATCGACTGGGTTGCCAAGCACGGCCCTGAGGCGACCAAGATGGCCGGCGGCATCAGTGAGAACAAGACCGCTATCGCCGACCTGAAGACTCTTGTCGGCACGCTGCCCGAGGGTGCGACCTCTACCACCGTTGTCGCCTACATCACCGAGGCGATCAATGCTCTGAGCATCGGCGATTACGCCAAGACGACCGAGGTGACTGCCGCGATCAACACCGCCCTGGAGTCTTACTACACCAAGACCCAGGTTGACGAAACCTTTGTCAAGAAGACCGATATCGTGATGGCTACCGACGAGGAAGTCGACGCCATGCTGACCGAAGTCTTCAGCGCTCAGGCTACCGTCTGATCCAGCATATGCGAGCGGGGGATGGGGCTTCCTGTCCCCCGTTCCACCTTTTGAAAGGAAGGTAACAACATATGGCAGAGCATAAGCTTTCCACATTTGACCAGCTCAAAAAGCTGGCACTTGCGGGGAAGAGGGATTCCGCCAAGCAGGTAGCTGAATTGGCGGAGCTTGTTGCCGCCGGACTGGAGGATCTCCAGCATATCGGCATCTCTGTTACTCTGCCGGCCGCGAATTGGAGCGGCGGAGCGCAGACTGTTGCACATGCTTCCCTCTTAGCTGACAGCAACTATATTTATCTTGTAGGCGCAGACGCCGGTACCCGTAATGTGTACGACAGTTATGGCGTGAGTGCAGACAATGTAACTACGAGCGGGCAGATGACTTTCCGGTGCGATACGACGCCGACCGTTGACTTGTCCGTCTTTATCATTCGACTGGAGGTCGGAACAGATGAGTAATGTTGGCAAGGTATTCAACCTTTCCGGCGGCGGTGGCAGCGGCTCTCCGAAGATGGAAAGTCTGACTATCGCCACCACGCCCAACAAGACGGTCTATAAGTCCGGTGAAACTTTCGACCCCACCGGCATGGTCGTTGTGGCAAACTACGGCGAAGGTCTGATGGCAAATGTGACGGGTTACACCGTCTCTCCCTCCGTTCTTACGGACGGGGTGAGCGAAGTTGTCATCACCTACACCGAGGGTCGCATCACGAAGACCGCGACGGTTGCCGTGACGGTGAAAAAGGTGCTTGTCAGCATCGCCATCACCACGCAGCCAGCCAAGACGGTCTACCAGTATCAGGAGAGCCTTGATCCGACGGGCATGGTCGTTACTGCGACTTTCTCGGACGGGAGCACGGCGGCGGTACTGGATTACACCTATCCGACGACGAACTTCTCTACACTGGGGCGTCAGGTCATGAAGCTTGAATACACCTACGAAGGCGTGACGAAGAGCACAGACCTTGTCGTTACGGTGCAGGGCAAGACCATTGCCGTTCCGACGCAGACGAACATCCCGACCTACAACGGTTCGGACAAGACTCCGAGCTGGAACGGCTACGATCCACTCAAAATGGAGATCTCCGGCGTGACGAGTGCTTCTGACGCAGGCAGTTACACGGCGATCTTCAAGCTGTCCTACGGCTATCTGTTCCCGGACGGCACGGATGAGGCCCGCGTAAAGTGGACGATCGACCGTGCTGTCATCTCGGCTTTGCCGACGCAGACGGGAACGCTTGTTGCCGACGGCACGAGCAAGACACCGAGCTGGAACGGCTATGACACCAACAAGATGACCATTGGCGGCGATACCTCCGGTACGGCTGCCGGTGAGTACACGGCGACCTTTACGCCGACTTCCAACTACAAGTGGTCCGACGGCAGCACAGGCGCCAAGGAAGTGAAGTGGACGATCATCTCGGTGCTCGTTTCCATTCCTTCGCAGAGCGGTACGCTGACCTACAACGGCAGCGCCCAGACGCCGAAGTGGCAGAATTTCGACAATGAGAACTCCTCTGTGAGCGTATCTGCCAAGACGAATGCCGGCGAGTACATGGCGACCTTTACCTTGAAGAAGGGTATGTGGACGGACGGTACGACCGCGGCAAAGACCATCAAGTGGACCATCGGCAGAGCTACCATCGCGGCGGTCCCCGCCCAGAACGGCACGCTGACTTATGACGGCAACCCGAAGACTCCTTCGTGGAATACAGCCTATGACTCGGCAAAGATGACCGTTTCTGTGACGGCCGCTACCAACGCAGGCACTTACAGCGCCACCTTTACGCCGACTTCCAACTACAAGTGGTCCGACGGCAGCACCGGAGGCAAGACAGCATCGTGGACGATCGGCAAGGCCGTGAACAGCGTGACCAATTCGCCGAGCTCCATCGTGCTGAAGAGCAGTGCCAAGACCGCAACCTTTACTGTGAACCGCAAGGGCAACGGTACAATCACAGCCACCTCGAACAACACGAGCGTCGCAAAGATTAAGTCCATCAATCAAAGCACCGGCGTTGTGACCGTGGAAAGCGTGAACGACACGACCGGCACGGCCAAGATCACGGTCAAGGTCGCAGAGGGCACGAACTACAAGGCGGCCTCTGATACCACGGTTTCCGTGACGGCAACCTTCCGGGAGTATCTGTACGGGTTTGACCTGACCATTGCGGACAGCAACCCCGCCACCCGTGTGACCTATCCGAGCGATGTGGAGAACAGCGGGTTCGCTAAGGCGGTAATGAATTTCGGCGGGGCATTCAGCTACGGTAGCTGGCCCAGCACTCCGGGAGAGAAGTTTATGCCTCGGCCTTGTATGCTGAGGTTTAACGGTACGGTGGATTACTACCTTAATCCCAATGACTACACGAAGAAGGCGGACGGCAATAATTCGGACGTGGCTAACATGAACTACGGCGGCAACGCCATGATGGAGTGGCCCAAGATCTATGTGAAGCGGTGGGAGAGCAATGGCGTGTATCATTTCCGTTGCTCGGACATGAAGGTGGACTCCGATTACGAGTGCTGGAGCAACTACGACAAAAACAATAAGGAGATCCCGCACTTCTACACGCCGATCTTCTTCGGTTCCAAGGATGGTTCCAACCGGCTGCGTTCCATCAGCGGACAGAGCAACTTTGTCAGCAATACGGCTCAGACGGAAGTGACTTATGCCAAGAATAACGGTGCTGATATTTGGTACACCGAGGTTCTGTCCGACCGTGATCTGGTCAACGACCTGCTGACCATGATGTTCAAAAGCACGGACTTGCAGGCTACGGCCGGATACGGTGTCTGCTCCGCAAGCGCCGCTATCGCTCCGGGTTCTATGAACACAAAGGGTCTGTTCTGGGGCGCTGGTGACAAGACCTCCGGCGTGAAGGTCTTTGGTATGGAGAACTGGTGGGGCAACATCTTCCGCCGCATCGCCGGCTGGTGTATCAGTGGCGGTACTCAGAAGGTGAAGCTGACTCGGGGCACCAAGGATGGTACTACGGTTGGCGACTACAACTTCGACGGTAATGGGTACAAGACCATCTCCAGTGTGAATTTGACCAGAAGCGGCTATATCAGCAAGATGAAGACCGAGCCTTTCGGCCGCTTTCCGATGGAAGCCAACGGTTCCACCACAACCTTCGAGGCCGACCAGGTATGGGCGGACAGCGGAAACGGATATTACGCCTGTGTCGGTGGCGGCTGGGGCTATGGCCTGGATTGCGGTCCGTTCTGCGCCGGTCTCTCTGTTGAGCCGTCGCGTGCGAACACCTACGTCGGCGCGGCCCTCTCTTGTAAACCGCTTGCCGCGGCCTGAGCCGCGTAAAGGAGAGGACGGGAGAACCTTGGGTCTCCGGGGAAACGAACATTCAAAATGGAGCAATCCAGCTTCATCAAACAGGGGCGGGGTGGTTGAAATATGCCCCCCCCCTGAAAATTTACAGGGGTATATACTGCGAACGCGCCTATGTCGGTGGCAACTGGAACAATGACCTGAATTGCGGTCCGTTCTACGCCAATCTCTATAATGAACCGTCGAATACGAACACCAACATCGGCGCGGCCCTTTCTTATTCTTTAAGAAACAACCCTCTATAATGCAGTATATATCGCTGCTGAAGGCAGTAAGGGAGCGCTGACCACGCTTCTTTCCTCACCGCTTGGTGAAAATTAACTCGGTGCAAGCGCCCGTTAGTATCTGAAAAAGGCTGAACGCGGGTGAGAGGATAAGAGAGATCAATGAAATCCTATAAACACTTGTTTGACATTTGCATATCAGAAGCCAATCGGCGGAGAGCCGTGAAGAGTGCTAAAAAGTCCAAGCGCATCCGAGAGATGATCCGCCGACGCAATCTGTCTGATGATGAATTGATCGGACAATCTTACGATTGGATCATCAATTACGAGAATGCGGAGCACGAGCCGAAGATCATTCAGGACGGTATCCGGCATAAGGAACGCAAAATCATAGTGCCTACTCTGGAGGAACTGATCGTGCAGCATTGCGTAGTTCAGGCTTTGCAAGAGATGTTCTGGAAGGGTATGTACCAACATAGCTACGCCAGCATCCCGCGGCGAGGCGCCCACAAAGCCAAGAAAGTCATCGAGAAGTGGATCGACACTGATCCAAAGAACGTAAAGTATGTCCTGAAAATGGACATCCACCACTTCTTTGACAGTATTCCGCATGATATTCTCAAGCGGATGCTCACAAGAAAAATCCACGATGAACGGATGCTTGAGCTGCTATTCAAGATCCTCGATGTGACGGAGGTGGGCCTGCCGCTTGGGTTTTACACCTCGCAATGGCTGTCCAACTGGTTTTTGCAGGGACTGGATCATTTCATTAAGGAACAGCTACACGCGGTCCACTATGCGCGCTATATGGACGACATGGTCATTTTCGGGTCAAACAAGAAGGTTTTGCACCAAATCAGGCTTGCCATCTCAGAGTACATGGCCTCTGAACTGGGGCTGTCACTTAAGGGAGACTGGCAGGTCTTTCGTTTCTCTTACACCGTCGATGGCGAGGACAAAGGCCGTCCTCTGGACTTTATGGGCTTTCAGTTTTATCGAAACCGTACCGTGCTACGGAAGTCCATCATGCTGAAAGCAACCAGAAAGGCCCGCAAAATTCATAAGAAACCCTATCAAGGACGCAAACCAACTGTTCACGATTACCGTCAGATGATGTCTTATCTGGGCTGGATCGACTGCACCGACACCTATGGAATGTATCTTAAGCACATCAAGCCGATGATCAACTTCCAAAAGATGAAACGGTATGTATCCAACTGTGATATGCGCAATGACCGAAGGATATATGAGCAGTTGGTCAGACTCTATCTACCGAGAGGAGGAAAACGGAGTGGAACCTATTTACATCCACGCTGAAAGCACCGTCAAGCCGCCGGAAATCGAAGTCGGTCTTACCACGGTGTATCTGCGCCGAAATATCGTTGAAACGCAACGGAATGAGATGGAGGGCAAGGAGCCGATCACCATCTACACCTACGAGGAGGCTCAGCTTACTAAAGATGAGGCCCTGTTCATCCTCACGGAGGGACAGAGTAGCCACACAAAGGCGATCGAAGATACGGACGCCATGAATATCGACCAGGAGTACCGACTGACCCTGCTTGAGCTGGGTCTTACGGAATAATTGAGAAAGGAGGAAAACGACTATGCTGTATCGCACTCTGAAGCGCATGATCGAGCGCGGCCAGACCGACGGTCTTGAGGAGAAGATTGATATTTTCTTCGCAGCCAACAAGCTGACCGGAAGCGAGTATGAGGAGCTCGTCGCCATGCTCAAGGCGAAATAATCGCACCGGAGGATTGAGATGTGACTATTCAAGAGATTTTAGCCGGCGGGGGCGGTCTGCTCCTGATCCTTATGACCCTGGTGCAAATCGCCCCCGTCAAAATCAACCCCTGGTCAGCACTCGCCAAAGCCATTGGCAAGGCGATCAATGCTGACATTTCAAAGCGCCTCGACGAGATCGAGAAAAAGCTGGACTCACATATTAAAACGGATGATCAAGGCCGGGCCGATGACTGGCGGGCAGCGATCCTTCGCTTTAACAATGAGCTGCTTCGTCCGATCCGTCATACGAAGGAAGAATTCGTAGAGGTACTTGGGTATATCGACAAGTACGAGCATTATTGCGAAAAGAACCCTGAGTATCCAAACAGCCGCGCGGAAATTGCCATTGAGAACATTCGAGAGGTGTATAAGGTCCGGCTGAAGAAACGAGACTTCCTTCAGGACGAGGATAAGAAGGAGGTGGCGGAGCTGTGAGCAGGTTGGGCATCGGCCTTTCCGAGAAAATGAAAGCCTGCAAAGAAGCGGAACCGTTCACTGATATTTTGGAGGGGGATGGGGGTGTTCCTGAAAAGGACCCCCCGTCTTCTTCCAAAGCAGGGTTCAAGGTCACCACGATGAAAATTATCGTGTGGGTCTGCATTCTCAACGGACTTGCATGGGTATGGTGCAGCTATATCCTTGCATTGCTCGGACGGGAGCAGATCGCAGAGGCTTTGTCACAGGTCGCGCTTAAGGAGATCATCGGCGTTGTGCTGATCTACGGTCTCAAGGCGCTGTTTGAAAACCTGAGCAAGAACAACTCATGGCCTGACAAGGGAAACTCTACTCCGCCCGAAGACGGGGTGGGATAACAGGAGGAAAAGAATATGGAGAGTGTACTGAACTGGTCTGTCATCATCAGCATCATTGGCGTGCTGGTGGTGCTGACGAACATTGTGGTACAGGTACTCAAAAAGTAACCTGGGACAAGCTGCCGACGAATGCTCTGGCGATGATCGTTTCGCTGGTGCTGACGCTCGGCGCTTTCTTTGCATATTGTTCCATCAAGGGGATCGCTGTGGTGTGGTATATGGTGTTTGCCGCGGTGGTCCTCGCGTTCATGGTGGCTTATGCGGCAATGTTCGGATTTGACAAGCTGAAAGAGGCGCTTTCGCAGATCCATAAGTAGTGATTAGAGGTCGAAAAAGGTGTAGGAGAGCCGGTTATTTCTTGACTACTCCTACACCTGTGGCCTAAAAGTGGCGTGGGGACTGGATTGGATGCTTCTAGAAATAGAAACATCTTTTCAGATTACTCGCTGCTAAGTGCTGTTATTTCAATGGTTTAAGCAGTAGTAAGATGTGGTTAAAAGGGTGGGAATGTAGGTAAGTCATATATTATTCCTATATTATTTCTACATCGACATTCCTACACAGAATACACCCTATTTTATTTTTTCGATTTCTTCCTTCAGCCATTCGAATTCTCGCTGGGTATAGACCTTTTCGGTGATGTCGGATATCTTGTGACCGACCATATATTTGATTGCATATTCGTCAATACCGGCTTTCTTTGCGGCCGTGACAAAGTGCTTTCTTCCGTCATGAGGACGATGCTCCGGGTTAAGATTAAGCTCGTCACGGATCATCTCAAAGCCGGCCTTATAGCGTTGATAGCTCATCATCATAGTCTTGCCGCTGCGCTTGTCTTTGCAGTTGAAGAGAAATTGGCTGCCTTGGACGCACACAGATTATGGCTGCTATCGAGAGCACACTCGGCGTGGTGAACGCCT